CGTGCTGAGTGGGAGGGTGAAGATGAATACAACGATAAATACTATGCGTGCAAAACGAAAGAGGGGAAAAAGAAGATACTTGATGAATATTTGAGCTGGAAGTTTGATCTTGTTTACTCCAGATACGGTAAGGAACATGAGAAAGAATTTAAGGAAATGAAATGAACCGTGATAAAGAATTTAGAAAGTGGTACGACGCCCGTGAAGGCACGAAGTCCGAATCATTCGCCTACGATGTGTGGTGTGCAGCTTGGGAGGCGGCTAAAAAGCCCGAAGTCTGTTACTGCGAAAACATTCAACGCTGTACAATCTTTGACAGGTGCATGAAAAATGAAAAGAATTGATCTATATAAAGCGCAGTTAAAGGCAGCGGTTGCTGAAGAAAAGATACGAGGGCGGCAACTTAACGCAGCCTACAAAGCTTTTATTAATACTACTAAACGTGTAGCAAATTTGGAGAATAAAATTGCAACTATCCTGGCGAAAGCTGAATGACCAACTGAGCGGCATGACTGAAGACGAAGTTTTCGATATGCTGTCAGCCGAACGACATGGCGCACGCCGCGCCACAATCCTTGAGCGATTGCATCAACGGTACTCCGCTATGCGCGCGTCCCGTGAACGTATCGAGATTATGAAAGAGGCAACGCTGCCATGAATGATGAAGACTTGCGTGACTTATTCGCCGGTATGGCAATGCAAAGTACTTTAGCCACATTTAAAAATACACCAATCGAATATTTGGCGCAACGCGCATACGCTATCGCCGACGCCATGATTAAGGAGAAACACAATGTTGTACGCAGCGCTTGACGCCGTAAGAGAATTACAAGCTAAGGAATACGCAATGCAGATGAATGACCCTGTAAATCACCCCAAACACTATACGGAGCATCCGTCTGGCGTAGAATGTATCCAGATCACTGAACACATGGGCTTTAATTTGGGCAACGCCATTAAATATATTTGGCGCGCCGATCTTAAAGGTAGCAGCATTCAAGACTTAGAAAAGGCGGTATGGTATGTCCAAAGAGAAATCCAGTTACGCATTGCCACCAGCGTTAAAGCAGCTGCAACAACGTTTGCAGCCGATGCCGGTGCTGATCACACTTAACAGCAAACTTAAATTTGTTCGATTATCTTAGCGTAGCGTGTTTGGCGGTCATCAAGTCCATTGATGCCGCCATTAATGCGTTTGGTCATGCCAACAATATCTTTGGCATCCGCAAGCGTATTTAGTTTGCGGGTGTTCCAAAACCAGCCAGCAGATAAAGCAGCCACGTCTGGAGACTCAACGATAGTAGGATTACCCACAGCATCAACGCCACAAGCAGCGCCGAACGCAGCGTAATTGTCTTTACCTGTAAGTTGGATAAGCCCACGCCCACAATACCGGTAACCATCGCCTGACGCTTCGTCACCGTTACCCATTCTGTTAGCATAAACTTTGTTTGCGATGCGCTCTGGCTGTCTTGCAAAGGCGTTAGCCATACTGTCATCGGTAAAGTACTTGCCAAACACCGCACGCAAAGCAGGCGCAGAATAATTCAGATTCTCTTTAACAAATTTCAAGCCACCGGACTCATGTCCGACCTGAGACAAGAACCCCGCTACACGTTCAGGCGTGTTGATCTCAAACCGCTCACAAGTCTTGTTCAGCGCATCAACCCATTTGTCAGCGGCCGCTTCGTCGCAAGTGTGTGAATCAACTAACAGCTTTTTACTTATCATCTTCTTTTCCGATTTGAATGCCTGCAATCACGCCGACCATAGCGCCCACAATCGTGTTGAATGCAGGCGTAATCATCTTAAATATTTCGTTATTGTCCACTCTTGGATCAAACAAGCCTACAAGACTTGTAAACACCATCATCACCATGACTGACGCTAAAGAAGCAGCACAAACTATTGCAACGATTTCTTTGTGCTTCATTTTTTATTAGCCCAAATGTCAGCTATTTTTTCTGCGCCACGAGAGCCGAAGTAGAAGCCAAAAGCAAGCATACCCCATTGACCGAGCAGATCGACATAAGCTGATTTTGTGTCATAGTCAAACACAGAAGCAAGCGCAAAGCCTGTGTAAGCAGTAAACAACGCAACGAGCATTAACGGGCGAATGTTTTTCGAGAGCCATGAATCACTTGCCATGTCTGCTTGATGCCGTTTTGTTAGCTCTTGTTGCTCTGAAATATCAGCATTGAGTTGAGCAAGTTCACCGTTTTGCTGCATTTGCAACAGTTCAACTTGTGCTTTAGCTTTTTGCTCAGGATCAGGAAAGAACTTGTCAATCAACTTTGAACCAATACCGAGAATAGCGTCAAGAGGAAACATTATTTATCTGCCTTTGAGTCAAGTTTGCCATAAACTTTATCAATCAAATGTTCAAGCCTGTCAAAACGAGCAGCCATTTCAGATTTAAGCGTAGCAAGATCAGACTTTTTTACATAATTGTCAGAAATAGACAATTCAAGCCGATTTAAGTCTGATTGCAATGTCTTGACAGCGTCCCATAGCTGGCGAGCAAACCAGCCTAATACACTGAGTAAAGCCCCGCCACCTATGTTTATGATGTGCTGCCAGTCCATGTTTACGGCCTCAAGTTGTTACGGTTTTCGGGAGCTAAAGCGTTAGCACCATAGCCCATTAAACTTTGTGCGCCTTGCGGCACTTGGTTTTTAGCTGCGTTAGATAAAATATTTAACGCTTTAATACGTTCTTTGGAAGGCAACATACTTAACAATTGTTCAGTATTTTTACCATTACGCGCGCCTTCTTCCAATGCCTTCATTGTACTTTTACTCATGGCGTTTTCAAGAATACTAATTGCTTTATTTCCCGCCGCAAAATAAGCACTGATCAAAGAAGGCAGTCTAAGATGTGAAACTTTTTCAGTCAGCATTGTTTTTAACTGAGGCGACCCTTTTTCAGCCTGTACACCCGCTTCTTTTGTAGCGGTAATAGTGTCTGCTGCGTTACGCATAGCTTTTAATGCATCTGAGCCAAGTTCGGACTCTAAGTTAAATTTACCTGGCCCAAGTATTTTTTCGACCAGTTTAGGATCGTCGCCGTTAACCAACTTTACAAACATATCCGGCGAACTCTTAAACAAGTCTAAAGCTTTAGCGCCCAGTTTTGTTTTGGCAATATCTTGCATAACCCCCGAATAGTTACGCAGGTAATCACCATAGCCTGCACCACCCGCCGCTTCAATAGCGTCGATAATCACAGGCTTAATCTGCTCCATCACGCCTGCTGCTGCTTTGGCTTGTGCTTTAGGGTCAGCGGTTGGCATCAAGTCACGGATGGCTGCGTTTACGGAGTTTTTGCGTATGCTGTCTAATGCAAAAGCATCAATTACGCCGCCGTTGTTAGACCATTCATTAACGTCATTCATAACACGAAGTACAGATTTTTTTACTTCGTCGTTAGCGGCATATTCAGGGTCTTTTAAAACCCCTGCGATTCTATCTGTAATTGCTTTGCCGGTTAAAGGCTCGAGACCGTTTGCCTTAAGTTGCGCAAGCGCACCGTCAGCAAGGTTACGCGCCTCACCAAATTTAAGCGAACCCGCCGCCGCCTGCGTAGCCACTTCGTCTGCTTTGTTGGCAAGTTCACCCATGTAAGTATAACGAGGCGATACTGGCGGTTGCCCAGGCAACATTTCTTGCTGAATACGTTTAGACAGTTCCGGCGCACGTTCCCCAGCAGCCGTAAAGCGGCGCACATCCTCAACGGCTTTAGCCGCAGCTAGGTCTGCTTGTTTGCTTTGCGCCGTAAGATTTTGATTGGCTTTTGTCATTGTGTTAGCAATGCCAAGTTCACCTTCACGAATCGGCGTCATTTCTGCATTTAAAGCGTTTTTAGCAGCATTTTGTGTCGCGCGCGCCGAGGTTTGCGTTTGCCCACCAGCCACCGCTGCAAGCGCATTTCGGTTTAATTCTTCTTGCGCGGTTAAACGGTTTGTATAAAACTGCGTGTTTCTACCTTCGCCACTTTTTAGCAACGCTTGTGCTGCTGGCGAATTAATACCAGATAAAGCTTGCGCTGCTGTATATTCGGCGGGTGCATTTTTTAGTATTTCTTTTGCGGGCGTTACGCCGCTAGGGCCTAACGCTTCGCGCAGCATATCAGCCGCCCGTAACATTGGTCCTTTACCTATATCCATGACTTTACCAACGCCCGCTGCAATAACGGGCGCAGCTACACGACCACCCACGTCAAAAGTCGCACCAGTCAACATATCTTTAGTTGAGCGGATTGCATTTTCAGTGGCTGTGCCTGGCTGTTTAAGCCCCAGCGCTACATCAGCCTGATGCATCGCTTCAGCACCCAAACCATAACCAGCCGCCCCGCCCAAGATGGCTCCCGGTGGACCGGCAACGCTACCCAGCACAGCGCCTCCTGCACCCGCCAAAGCCTCAACCGTTGGGCCAAGATATTCTCTTGCGCCTTTTAAAACTTTATAGGTTGTTGGGTTTTCTACGCCCCAATCAGGTGTACGCAGTTGAGGAATAGCATCTGCTTGCTGGGACGCAGTTGTAGGCGCTTGTTCAGACGCCCCTAACCCGACTTTTGCGTAAAAATCGGGTTTAGGTATGTCAGAGTAAAATTTACTGTGCAACGCATCTGCTAATGCCGCGTCAGGCATATCAGCATACTGAGGATACTTTTCGCGGATTTCAGCAATAGTCGCCATTATCTAATTCCTAAAGGATCTTCCTTGGGCGCATTAGCTTGCCCACTTGCGCCACTACCTTTATAGTCATACGTCATATCGTATGCATCTCTAACTCGCTGTTTTGACCCTTGCAAATCAGACTTAACAGTAGTTAAAGTCCTACGTAAATCATCAGCGCTTTGAGTGCGTGATAACGCCCCAAATGAATTAATAAGTTGCTGACCTTCTTGGTTAGATACGTTACCCAAAGCGCCGCCAGTAGGCGAAGAATTACGCATATCTTGAAGTTCGGAAAAGCCGCCTTTGGCAGTGATTGTATTATATAAAGCAAGCGCCCGTTGACCTTCTTTTGACATCGCAGACAAGTTTGTTCTGCCGGCGATATAGCCCGTAATTTCGTCCAATCCTTTTTTGTTGGTTAGCAATTCATCAATATCACGTTCAAACTTGGCTGTTTTTGCTTCAAACCCATTAAGCGCCGTTGTAGCTTGCGGGTATTTAGCTTCTCTATTAGCCAAATCTTTAGCAGATAATTTAACTTCGGCTTGCTGGCTTTGCACGGCTGGGTCTTTAGGCCCACCAGGGATGAATTCAAGCCCATTAGCCGTTTTACGATAGCCCTCTGGAACTTTAGAAAAAGGTTGTGCAAACGTAGTTGCTTGCGGTCTTAATTCGTTTACATTTGATGCAGGAGCTGCCCCGCCTTGATGAGCTAAGTTATTAGTTACGCCAGAAGTCTGATACGATGAAGTTGCTGAGTCAGGCGAAATCTGTACACGCATCGGCATCCGTGCTACTTCTAGCGGAACCAATTGACCGGTGCGAATATCACGTCTGGCTTGAATTTCCATTGGTTCGCCCGTTTCTGGGTTAGGTATGGTGGTATTAATAATATCGCCGCCGCCGGTTAATTGATCTTTATATTTTTCACGCGCAAGCGCCGCCTGTTGAAGCCCAGGGGCTGCACCGATGTTAGCAACTTTAGTTCCTTGCGTTTCTTGACGTAACTGAGTACGGAACTTTTCCATACCCATCGCAGACGCGTCAATAGCTGCGCCTAGCCCGTTTTTTGCTACATCTGCTCTTG